AATAGCCGTTTTGTTGCATTTCCTTAATAAACCCTCAAAACCTCTATAAATACATTTGAAACAATAGAAGTGTTTCTACAACCTTGCCACATCAAGCGACTTTGCAAACGTGGCGATTATAGAAGATAAGGAGATATAATATTATGTCAGACAAAAGTACATTAGAGAACGTACTAGAACTTCTAATCAACGAGGAAAAAGACGCCGCAGAAAACATGTTGCATGACTTTATTGTAGCAGAGGCTCGTAGGATCCATGAAGAACTTCTTAACGATAGTGACGAAGTTGTAGAAGAAGACCTTGAGGATATAGACGAATCTGAGGCCGAGACTGACCAAGTTGAGGAAAACGAAGAACTAGAGGAAGTATCATTGGAAGATGGCGAAGCTATCGAAGATGACGCATCCGAAATAGAAAATGAAGAATTCTATGATGCAGACGAATCATCAGAAGATGAAGCAGAAGAAGACCTAGAAATGGGTGATGAAGAGGCTCCAGCTGAGGATATGGAAGCACGTGTAGATGACCTAGAGTCAAATCTAGCGGATCTTGAAGCGGAATTCGAAAAAATTATGTCAGGTGAAGGCGATGACATGGAAGATGAAGCAGACGAAGAAATGGATGTGGAAGATGACATGGAAGAAGCAACTGAAATTGAAGCTGTTGAAGAAGAAGCAGTAGATGAATCAGATGAACTAGAACTTGATTTAGAAGAATCAGAAGACGAAGCAGAAGCAGATGAAGACAAGTTGGACGAGTATGTTACTCCGGCAACAGCGTCAACAGGCGACAATGGTGACAACACAGCATCAACAGTCAATGCAAATGCAAAGCGTCCTGGTGACGATTCAAATGCAAAACCAGTAGGCCAAAACGATGGTAACACATCAGGCGGCAAAGGTGATGCACCAAAAGATATGTCAACAGGTAACGTAAACGTATCTGGAAACAGTAAAGCACCTGCAATGAGCCCGAAATCGGCTTCTGAAGGTGATAACGGCGCTAACACTAAATCAGTTAGTAGCTAAAACTTTGGAGATAACCAATGACCGTTCTTATTGAAAGACTATCCCACAAACAAGCGAATGTGAAATCACGTATCGTGGAAGGTGAGGACGGCGGAAAAAACATGTTCATGGAAGGCATTTTCGTTCAAGGTAACGTTAAGAATGCTAACCAAAGGGTATATCCTGTAGCTGAAATTACTAGGGCAGTTGAATCTGTACAATCTAAAATCAGTGAAGGTTTCCCAGTATTAGGTGAATGTGACCATCCGCCAGAATTAACTGTCAATGTAGACAGAGTATCACATATTATTGAGAATATGTGGATGGATGGGCCGAACGGATATGGTAAACTTAAAATTGTTCCTACACCCATGGGTAACATTATCAGAACATTAATCGAATCAGGTGCCACGCTAGGTGTCTCATCTCGTGGTTCAGGTGAAGTTGGTCACGATGGGAATGTGAAGAATTTTGAGATTGTCACTGTAGACATCGTAGCACAACCAAGTGCTCCAGATGCCTACCCGAAGGCAATCTACGAAGGTTTAATGAACATGCGTGGTGGTTACCAAACTTGGCAACTAGCACAGAATGTACAAACAGACAAGGTCGCTCAAAAATACTTGTCAGAACAAATCGTTAAGTTCATTAATGAACTTAAACTATAACAGGAGAAGCAACAATGGCAACAGAAATCCTTGCTAATCTTTTAGAGTCAGGTGCCCTATCCGAAGAGGCTGGCGCACAAATTAAAGAGGCTCTTGAGACAAAACTAAATGAAGCAAGAGAGGAGATTACAGCCGAGTTGCGTGAGGAGTTCGCACAAAAGTTTGAACACGACAAATCAGTGATTGTAGAAGCTATGGATAACATGCTTAATACATCAATTAAAGCTGAAATGGCAGAGTTTAAAACAGACCGTGAACAACTTATCGCAGAACGAGTTGCATATAAGAAAGCAATTTCTGAACATGCAAAACTCCTTGAAAAATTCATTACTTCTCGTTTAGCGACCGAAGTTAAAGAACTACAGGCAGACAGGGCTAAAGTTAACGAAAATCTACAGGAAACTAAGAAATTCGTTGTTAAACAACTAAGCCGTGAACTATCTGAGTTCCATAATGATAAACGTGAATTAGTTAACACTAAAGTACGTTTGGTAGCAGAAGGCAAAAATATTCTTAACAAGACTAAAGAATCGTTTATTAAACGTTCAGCGGAACTTGTTGAAAATACAATTAAGAATTCTTTACGTTCAGAAATGAAAGCGTTAAAAGAAGATATCGTACAAGCTAAAGAAAATGAGTTTGGACGTAAGGTCTTTGAAGCGTTCTCAGGCGAATTTATGGCTTCACAATTAAATGAAGGCACAGAAGTAGCTAAAGTGAACAAGAAACTTAACGAATCTGCTAACAAGGTTGCAGAACTTGAAAAAGTGATAGCTGATAAAGATGCGGACATTGAAGGCGCTAAGAAAACTCAACGTATACTAGAAGACAAGATGAACAGAAAAGAAGTTCTATCTGGTTTACTAGCACCGTTAGGTAAAGAAAAAGCAACAGTAATGTCTGATTTATTAGAGTCAGTAAAAACTTCAAATCTACAAACAGCATTTAAAAAATATCTACCAGCTGTTTTGGATGAGAAAAACGTTTCTACAAAAGAAACAAAAACATTAACAGAAGGCAAAGTGACTGAAAGAACTGGTGACCGTGGGGTAGCAACACACGTAGAACCACAGTCGTCAGGAAGCGATGCCGAAATAATTCAGCTTAAGAAATTGGCTGGATTGAATTAACCAGGATAATATCAGGAGAATAAAAGATGGAAAATCTTTTTGAAGGAAATAACTGGGACGGTACACGTGATGCACTACTAGAAGGTCTAGAAGGCACAAAACGTGATACAATGTCCGCAGTTTTAGAAAACACTAAAGTAGCACTTAATGAAAGTGCAACTGCTGGTGCAACACAGGCTGGTAACATCGCTACTCTTAACAAAGTGATCCTACCAGTTATCCGTCGTGTAATGCCAACAGTAATTGCAAACGAAATCATCGGCGTACAGCCAATGACAGGCCCAGTAGGCCAAATTCACACTCTAAGAGTACGTTACGCAGAAGCAAAAGCTGGCGTGGCGGCAGGTGATGAAGCACTAAGCCCATTTGATATTGCTAACGCATATTCAGGTGACGCGGCAGGGGCTCCGGCTTCTACAGCATCACTAGAAGGTGAAGCAGGATCAAAAATGTCAATTCAAGTTCTAAAGCAAACAGTTGAAGCGAAAACTCGTAAACTGTCTGCACGTTGGACTTTCGAAGCGGCACAAGACGCTAACTCAATGCACGGTTTAGATATCGAAGCTGAAATCATGGCGGCATTAGCAATGGAAATCACTGCTGAAATCGACCAAGAAATTCTAGGTTCACTATCTAACTTAGCATCTACTGGCGCTACATATGACATGTCAGCATCATTCACAGGTACACCAACGTTTATCGGTGACAGACATGCCGTACTTGCGACATTAATCAACCAACAAGCTAACCTAGTAGCACAGCGTACAAGACGTGGCGCGGCTAACTGGGCAGTTATCTCACCATCAGCACTAACAGTTCTACAATCTGCAACTACATCAGCATTTGCACGTACAACTGAAGGTACTTTTGAAGCACCAACTAATACTAAGTTCGTAGGTACTCTAAACAGTACTATGAGAGTATATGTAAACACATATGCATCAAACGATGACGTATTACTAGGCTACAAAGGTCAAGGCGAAATCGATGCGGCGGCGTTCTATTGCCCATACGTACCGTTAATGTCATCAGGCGTTGTGGTAGATCCAAGTTCATTCGAACCAGTAGTGTCATTTATGACTCGTTACGGTTATGTTGAACTAACAAACACTGCATCATCTCTAGGTAATGCGGCAGACTACGTTTCTAAAATCGCAGTCTCAAATCTAGCATTCGTATAATTTTTTATACAAATTAGATTACAAGAAAGCCGGGATTTATTCCCGGCTTTTTTTATGGCTAAAAAACCATGAATTCTGATAAATACAATTAGATAAGAAACCTAATCGTTTGAGAGAGAATTCATATGGCAGAGCAAATTAAATTCGGTGACAGATTATTTCTAAAAGGTGAAAAACTGATTTTAGATTCTGTTGCAAACGCAGTAATTAAACCTAAAAATGGTGTACTAGAAATTGATGGTGATTTACGTGTATTAGGAGCCACAACTACAGTAGATTCAGAAACAGTAAGTGTTGCTGATCCATTTATGCTATTGAATGGAGACTTAACAGGTTCTGCTACCGAAGATGTTGGTATTGAGATTAATAGAGGAACAGATGACAACAAGAAGTTTGGTTGGGACGAAACCTCTGGTAAATTTTCAACGTTCAGTGATGATTTTAAAACAGGCGCTATTGAAGGAACTGATATTGCACTTACGGGTGCATTAGTAGGTGATATAAATTCAGAAAACGGTGATGTAATAATTGATGTAACTGGAAACGGCACAGTAGATATTAACTCGGGTAATATTGATGGCACTGTTATTGGTGCAACTGCACCAGCACAAGCAACATTCACTACTATAACTGGTGATGGTACTGCGATTACAAATGTTCTAACAAATTATGATACAGATGATTTGACTGAAGGTACAAATCTTTATTATACAGATGCAAGAGCAAGAGCGGCTATCAGTATGAATGCTGGTAGTGAATTGACGTATGATCCAGCAACTGGTGTAATATCTTTTTCAGGAAATTATTACCAAGATTCAGATGCTAGACAGGCAATCAGTGTAACAGGTAATGAAATAGGTTATGACAATACAACTGGTGTTATTAGTTATGATGCTCCTACAGACTTTGGTCTATTGACAGACACAACTGTTATTTCAGGAAGCACTGGAGGCTCAACAGGCACTAGTCTACCGACTAATGTTGGTTCTTTTTACAATGATGCAGGGTATGTCACACAGAGTTATCAAGGCTTTGCCGCAGATTGGCAAGCAGATGATGTTACAAATTTGAATGCGGCAAATACGTATACAGAAGGCCGTATAAATGATGTGGTAGATGTTGCACCAAATCAATTAAACACATTAAAAAAGATAGCGGCATCAATAAACAATGATGATGATTACAACGGAACACTGCAAACACAGATAAGCACGTTAGCAGTAGCAAGTAATTTGGCAACAGTGGCTACATCGGGTAGTTATAATAATTTAATAGATAAACCGAATGTCCCTACAGCTATAAGTGATTTACCAAATGATAGCGGTTATTTGACTTCCGGAGATTTACCAACGAACCATATGGTAAATGATGCCAATAATACAGTAGCAGGCTCTATAACACCATTAACTGATGCAACATATAGTTTGGGCAGTCCATCAAAAAGATGGGAATTTGTTCACGGCGAAACGATTGAAGCCACTTATGCCGACCTTGCAGAACGTTACGAAGCTGATGCTATTTACGAACCAGGAACTGTCCTTATATTTGGCGGAGATAAAGAAGTCACTAAGACCGATGTGCCCGCAGATTACAGAGTGGCAGGCGTTGTAAGTACTAATCCAGCTTATAGAATGAATGCAGAAGCAGGCACAGATGATACACACCCTTACATTGCATTGCGTGGTAGAGTACCATGTCAAGTAATTGGACCAGTTAAAAAAGGTGATTTAATGGTAACGTCTAGTGTCAAAGGTCATGCAAAAAGTGTTGCTGGTGTTGATATGGGACGTGCAGTTTTTGCCAAATCCTTAACGACGGAGTCCTCTGAAGGCTCTAAAATTATTGAAGTAGTAATACTTTAATAATTAAATACATACAGTCAAATATCCACTATCTTAGATAAATAAGAGTAGATTACACTTAACCCAATTCAGTGTAGTTTATAATAAATCGATTTTTTATAGACGGGAGAATATAATATGGCGGCATATGCAATACAGTTCCGTCGTGGTACAACGACACAACACTCATCATTTACTGGCCTAGTAGGTGAAGTTACGGTCGATACAGACAAGAAAACTCTTGTAGTACACGATGGCGCAACAACTGGCGGTTACCCACTTATGAGAGAAGGCGGTACGTCTTCTTCTACTACTGGTGCATTTACAAGTAATGTAACAGTTGGCGGTACACTAGCAGTAACAAATACAGCTACATTCTCAGCAGGCGTAAATGTCACAGGTAATTCAGAATACACCGGTGATATCCTACCTGGTACGGATGATACATACGACTTAGGCTCAACAACAAAAAGATGGCGTGACCTTTACTTAGGGCCAGGATCACTATACATCAACAACAAAAAGATTCTAGAAGACGATAGTGGCACTATCACAGTTAAAACGGACGCTAACGAAACGTTGAAACTGATGACTACTGGTACTGGTACTTTGCAAATTGAATCAAGCAACGGAATTCAGTTTACAGGTGAACTTAAGACTTCATCTGGTGATATTCAAGTGGGTGACCACATTGACATGAATTCAAATGTTATCAAAGAAGTTGGAACTCCAACAACTGGAAGTGACGCGGCGAACAAGACTTATGTTGATAATGCAATAAGCACAGGCATTGGTTCAGGTTCAAACGCTGTTTCAGGTACAACTGGTACTTTCTCAAGCAACGTAACAGTTACAGGTAACTTAACAGTTAATGGTACAACAACTACAATCAATACATCACAAATTGACTTAGCAGATAATATTCTACTATTAAATTCAGATGCAACTGGTACAGCATCAATTTCAGGCGGTATCGAAATTGAACGTGGTGATGACCTAAACGTACAACTATTATGGGACGAAACTAACGACCGTTGGTCAATCGGCGCAGAAGATTTTTATTCTTCTGGTGACGTAACAGCGGCAACATTTATTGGTGACGTAACAGGTGACGTAACAGGTGATGTAACAGGTACAGTATCTAGCATTTCAAATCACTCAACAACTAACTTGTCTGAAGGTTCAAATCAGTATTTCACTGATGCAAGAGCAAGAGCGGCAATTTCAGTTTCAGGTGACTTGACATATAATTCATCAACTGGTGTTATCTCAACACAAGGTTTAGCATCAAGCGACACAGATGATTTAGCAGAAGGTACAACTAACCTTTATTATACTAACGCACGTTTTGATACAAGATTAGGCACTAAAGATACAGACGATGTATCTGAAGGTTCAACTAATCTTTATTACACAGACGCACGTTGGGATACAAGATTATCAACTAAGAATACTGATAATTTAGCAGAAGGTTCAACTAATCTGTACTTTACAGATGCGAGAGCAGATGCAAGAGTTGCCGCGGCAACTGGTGCTAACTTAAACTTATCCGCTTCTGATACAGATGATTTGACTGAAGGTACAAATAACAAATACCATACAGATGCTAGAGTGAACACACTATTTGATACAAGACTAGCTATTAAAGATACAGATAGCCTTTCTGAAGGTTCAAATAATCTTTATCATACAGATGCTAGAGTGAACGCACTATTTGATACAAGACTTGGTAATAAATCAACAACTGACGTATCTGAAGGTACAAACTTGTACTATACAGATGCAAGAGTTGATGCTTATATCAATGCAAGTATGGACAGTGATGATGTATCTGAAGGTTCAACTAATCTTTATTACACAGATGCACGTGTAAGTTCTTATCTAACAACTAACTCATACGCAACACAGGCTTACGTAACAGCGGCAGTTCAAGGTGTTGATAACTCAGACGAAATTACTGAGGGATCATCAAACTTGTTCTTCACTGATGAAAGAGCCCAAGATGCGGTAATGGCTAATGTTTCAGCAGGAACAGGTATTGGCATATCATATGATGATGCGGCAGGTACTTTAACTGTTACTAACACACAAACAGAAGTCAATGACTATGTAGATGGTGCTTCATTCTCAAGTGGTACACTAACTTTATCAGTTGGTACACAGTCAGATGTTACAGTATCACTAGATGGTCGTTATGTACAGTTAGGTAACACTTCTAAAAAACACACACATGCTTATGAGACAACTGCACAAGACGAAACAGATAACACTGGTTCATCGCACTCAATCACATGGGCAAATTTAACTTCTGGTAAAATTTCTTTAGGCTCAAACGCCGTAGATTTTGCATCAGAAATAAATGATTCACCATATGCTGTTGTTTATATCAACAGAATTATGGCGAGACCAAATGAAGTAACAATTACTTCAAGTGGACTAACTTTTGCCTCAGACGTTCTTGCAGAAGACGATGAAGTAGAAGTAGTTTACATGGACGAGCAATAAAACTTAACAACGTAGGGGAGTTTATCTCCCCT